ATTTTTTACGTTTTTTGGACCCACCCCTCAAGTAGTGCTGTTTGATGATGTTTGATGATGTTTATCGATCGAATTTTCACATCCGTCACATCTGTAACAAAACCCCACCCATTCCAAGAATAACCCTCTACAATACGTGTGAAACCCCTCGTCGCAAACTACGCATATAATGATAAGAAGGATAGAAACAAGCCTATCCCTTCTTATAGGCTTACCCAGAGGAGCACACTATGCGTGAGTCACAATTCCAAGCACAGCTCATCAAGAAGCTGAACAAGATGCTGCCCGGGATCATCATTCTGAAAAATGACCCCAACTACATTCAAGGTATCCCCGATCTGATTCTTCTCTACAAGAATCGTTGGGCAGCCCTTGAGGTGAAGCGAGGCGCCATTGCCTCAGTCCGTCCGAACCAAGCACACTACGTTCGGACCATGCATGCGATGTCGTATGCCGCATTCATCTACCCTGAGAACGAGAGCGAGATCCTCAGTGAAGTTCAACAATCACTCACAGCTTAATGGAGCCCACGCATTCCTGAGTGCCAGTAAGTATCACTGGCTCAACTACTCTCCTGACAAACTGATCGAGACCTTCCGAACCGCCCAGGCTGCCGCAAAGGGTACCCGTCTTCACGAGCTCGCTGCTGAGCACATTCGGTTGAAGATGCGCATGCCTCGAAACAAGGTGACATTCAACAACTATGTTAACGATGCTATTGGGTTTCGGATGGAGCCGGAGCAAGTCCTGTTTTACTCGGTCAACTGCTTTGGCACTGCTGACGCTATCTCCTTTGACAAGGGTCTGCTTCGCATCCACGATCTGAAGACCGGGGTACACCAGGCTAAGATTGATCAGCTCATGATCTATGCGGCACTCTTCTGCCTCGAGTATGATGAGCGTCCTGGGGCTATCAGCTACGAGCTCCGTATCTACCAGAATGATGATATTCAGGTAGCAAACCCGGAGGGCGACGACATCGCCCCAATCATGGACACCATCATCCAATTCGACAAGCTTATCGAGAAGATCAAGGAAGAGGAGGCCTAATGGATCTCGCTCACTATGGTGTTAAGCGTAAGTCTGGACGTTACCCATGGGGTTCCGGAAAGGACCCGCATCAGCACTCGGGCGACCTCCTCTCCACCATCAAGGACCTGAAGGCGAAGGGTCTCAGTGAGACTGAGATCGCCAAGGGTCTTGGAATGACCACCACCCAGCTTCGAGCCCAAAAGTCCATTGCTAAGAATGAGAAGCGTAAGGCTGACGTCGCAATGGTTGCTCGACTCAAGGAGAAGGGAATGTCCAACACGGCCATTGGTCGTCGAATGGGCATCAACGAGTCCTCCGTTAGAGCGCTTTTAGACCCCACCCTCAAAGAAAGGGCGGGGAGTACTGAGGCGCTTGCCAAGGAGCTCAAGAAGCAGGTCGGTAAGGACGGTCTTCTTGACGTCGGGCTCGGCGTTGAGGTCAACATGGGTGTTACAAGCACCAAGATGAAGACAGCAACCGCCATGCTCGAGGCTGAGGGCTATCACGTCCACAAGGTGAAGGTCCAGCAGCAGACGACTGGTAAGTTCACCGAAATGAAGGTCCTGGTGCCTCCGGGCATGGACTACAAGACGGTTCTGGCCAAACGGGGCGAAATTAAGGCCCCCGGGGTCAACATTGAGGACCGGGGTCATACGGTATACGGTATCGAGAAGCCCACTGCAGTTTCCAGTAAGCGACTGAAGGTTCGCTATGGAAACGAGGGTGGTACCGATATGGACGGTGTAATTGAGGTTCGACGTGGAGTCAAAGACCTCTCCCTCGGTTCTTCCAACTATGCTCAGGTTCGAATCAGTGTTGACGGCACGCACTACCTCAAGGGTATGGCAATGTACTCGGATGACATTCCCAAGGGATATGATCTCCGGTTCAACACGAACAAGAACCCCACCGGGAACAAACTGGATGCCCTCAAGAAGCAGACAGGTGACCCGGCGAACCCATTCGGTTCAGTAATCCGCAAGCAGCTTCACTACACCGACTCAAACGGTCGGAAGAAGCTCTCTGCGATGAACATCGTTAACGATGAAGGCACTTGGGGTGATTGGTCTAAGACCTTGAGCTCCCAGTTCCTTTCTAAGCAGCCAGTCTCTCTTGCCAAGCAGCAGCTTCAGAAGGTACGAGACAAGCGCCGTGCAGAGTTCGAAGAGATTATGGCTCTTACGAACCCCTCGGTCAAGAAGAAGCTGCTTCAGTCGTTTGCCGACTCTGTTGACTCCGATGCCGTTGACCTTAAGGCGGCAGCTCTACCTCGGCAGGCCAGTCAGGTAATCCTTCCCGTTCCCAAAATGAAGACCACGGAGGTTTACGCCCCCAACTTCAAACATGGGGAGAAGGTTGTTCTTGTTCGTCACCCTCACGGTGGACGATTCGAGATTCCTGAGCTGACAGTCAACAACAAAAACCCCCATGCCAGAAAAGCAATAGGGACTAAGGTTAAGGATGCAATCGGAATCCACCCCAAGGTGGCTGAGCGTCTGTCTGGTGCAGACTTCGACGGAGACTCTGTTCTCTGTATTCCGAACAACAGTGGAAAGGTGAAGACCTCTCCTGCTCTGAAGGGCCTGAAGGATTTCGATCCCAAGGTTATGTATCCTGCCTACCCCGGAATGACACCCATGACTTCTAAGCAGAAGCAGATGAAGATGGGTGAGGTCTCAAACCTGATTACCGATATGACTATCGGTGGTGCAAACCAGGCTGAGATTGCCCGGGCCGTTAGGCACTCCATGGTTGTGATTGATGCCGAGAAGCACAAGCTCAACTACAAGCAGTCCGAGATTGACAACGGTATTGCCGCCCTCAAGAAGAAGTACCAGGGTAAGGCAAATGCTGGGGCTTCCACTCTTATCAGCCGTGCCTCATCTGAGAAACGGGTTCCTGAAAGAAAAGCCCGGTCCGCTTCAAAGGGTGGGCCCATTGACAAGAAGACTGGACGCAAGGTCTATGAAGAGACTGGGGCTACTTATGTGGACAAGCATGGTAAGACTGTGCTTCGTACTGAGAAGTCCACTAAGTTGGCAGAGACCCATGATGCATACTCCCTCGTTTCTAAGAATGGGAGTGCTATCGAAACGGTGTATGCCAATCACTCTAACGAACTGAAGGCTATGGCTAATGAAGCCCGTAAGGCTACGCTTGCTATCCCCTCTGTTCGAAAGAACCCCCAGGCTGCAAAGACCTATGCCCCTGAAGTTAAGTCCCTCAAGGCCAAAGTAAACGAGGCCCTCCGGAATAAACCCCGAGAACGCCAGGCACAGGTCCTGGCTGACGCGGTAATCAGGGCGAAGAAGCAAGCTGATCCAACTCTTGCCAATGATAAAGAGCGTCTCCAGAAAGCCCGGCGCCAGGCTTTAGCCGAGGCCCGTCAAAGAACGGGGGCTGGTAAGAAGCCTTTCGCTATCACTCCTCGAGAGTGGCAGGCTATCCAGGAAGGTGCTGTATCACAGGCTGCACTGAACAAGGTTCTTGAACTTGCTGATGAATCAGTAGTAAGGGAACTGGCTACACCTAGGTCGCAGCCTAAGGTATCGTCTAGCATGGTGTCCAGAGCCAAGGCTATGAGTAGTAGAGGTAAGACTGCTGCTGAGATTGCTGAAGCTTTGGGAATCTCTACAACATCTGTTCACCGTGCTCTAGAGGAGGGCTGACCACACTATGGTGCACACCCTCTCACAGGGCCTCTCTGAGGAGGTCTACTATGGCTAGGATGCTGTCTACTACCGACAATCCTTACGATCCAAGAACTTCATGGGACGAATGGTTTGCTTTTGACACTGCCCATGGCTACGGTACCTGTGGCCTCCTGGCCAGGCTGTGCACATCAAGCGATTCGTTAAGTGAAGAACTTGAAATCGAAGAAATTGAAAATGCAATTGATCGAATTCTCAATCTTGATGGAACAAATTTCTATCAAACTTTTGAGATCGATGATTGAAAAATAAAAATTTCTTCGTCGACCCGGGGGAGGGGGGTCTCGCATTTAGGCCCCCCACCCTCATCGCCGCCCCCTCCATATTTTCCCCGGAGGGATATTTGGAAAGCCAATTGGGGACTAGGTTCTAGGGCTCACAGGAAGTTTCTCGTGTGCTCCTTTCTTCCTGCTGGTCTCGCTCACAACGGGCCCTAGAATCTAGCCCTCAATTGGCCCCAAACGCCCTCTATCTAAGGAGCAACTATGGGTAAAAGGGCCGCAACCCCCTCTAAACCAGCTCGAACTGTAGAGCAACGCGAAGCGCAAATGATCAATCTAGCGCTTGAGCTTGCTGAGAAGCAGCTTCGAGAGGGTACAGCACCGGCAACCACGGTGAACCACTACCTCAAGCTCGCCTCCACAAGGGAACAGCTGGAGGTAGAGAAGCTGAGGAACGAAACAGCACTCCTCGAGGCGAAGAAGACTGCGCTCGTTAGCGCTGAGCAAGCCGAGAAGATTGCCAAAGAAGCCATCGAAGCCTTCCGTACATACTCTGGAGCGGGAGATGTTACGAACGTATACTGAACTGGCGCGCCTCGAGACCTTTGAGGAGCGGTTTGACTACCTGGCTCTCACCGGGCAAGTCGGTACAGCCACGTTTGGCTTCGATCGTTACCTGAACCAACGATTCTACACCTCTACGGAGTGGAAGAAGGTCAGGAACTTTGTTCTGGCTCGAGATGAAGCCTGCGACCTCGGAATCGAGGGACTTGACATCAGATACATGCCGCTGATCCACCACATGAATCCGATTCAGCCCAAAGATCTCGAGGAATTCAATCCAGACATCCTCGAGCCAGAGTTTCTCATCACGACAACCAAGAATACCCACAACGCGATACACTTCGGAGACCGATCGAGGTTGACACCAAGAGTTGTTGAGCGTCGACCGAATGATCAAGCTCCCTGGAGGATCTAATGGGAACCATTCTTGAAGATACCAAGAAGGCAATCGGCATCATGCCGGGTTATGATGTCTTCGACGACCAGATCCTCATGCACATTAACACTGCGCGGATGGATCTCGCACAATTGGGGCCAAAATGCGATGTCCCGATTGAGAAGGATACCGCTTGGACTGTCTTCGATGACATCAATGACGAAGCGGCTATCAAGTCTTACATCGCCATGAAGGTTAAGCTGTTCTTCGACCCACCGGGGAACTCCTTCTTGGTATCGGCATACCAGAAGCTGATCGAGGAGGCAGCATGGCGACTGATCTATCAGACCGAGGGGAAGCAGAGGTAGAAGACCTCATTCACCACGGCGTAAAGGGCCAGAAATGGGGCGTCATTCGTAAGAAGGCGTCTGCTGGTCGTGCAGCAACCGCCAAGGCCCTCCAGAAGAGTGGCCGATTCACGGCAAATGCTACTAAGACAACCATCAAAACCGCTCGTACCGGAGCGGCCAAGGTTCAGAAGGCTAAGCAGGCTCACGACGCCAGAGTTGCCGGAAAGAAGCAGGCAAAGGCCGACGCAAAGGCCCGAAAGAAGTTCGCAAATCGCGGATACAAGAAGATCAGCGACTCCGAGCTTCAGTCCCGAATTAAGCGGCTGGAGCAAGAGAAACGCTATCGGGAGCTCAAGGCCGATCGCCACCTGGTTCGAGGTCGTGAGGTCACTCGGTCGATCCTCGAGAACTCTCTGACTAAGGCTGGAACGTACGCCGCAACCAAGGCTATGAAGACGGCTTTCGATAAGTCGTTCGATCCCGGTAAGACCGGAAAGTCAGCCGGAGAGACGCTCAAGAAAGCGGCAGAAAAGGCTAAGGAAGCAGCAGAGGCTGCGTCAGTTGTCGCCGAAGAGGCTAAGGCTGAGTATCGGTCGACTGGCGGACCTACTAAGGTCAAGGGTCAGGCTCTTCCAAAGAGTAAGACTCCGAAGCAGATCGAGAAGCCTAAGTCGTACAAGCAGACAAAGCCCTCGCCCAAGAAGAAGCGGTACCCTCGTAACCCGGGGAGTACTGCTAAGTAATGCTCTCGAACACCGCAGTACCAAAATACTACGGGCAGTTCCGAGACGCAGTCGTCCGTGGAGAGATTCCAGTATGTGAAGAGATCTCATGCGAGATGAATCGCATCGATGCTCTGATCGCAAACCCGGAATACTACTACGATGACAAGGCTGTAGAGGGCTTTATCGCTTACTGCGAGAACGAGCTCACGCTGTCCGACGGAGCCGACCTACATTTGCTCGACAGCTTCAAGCTCTGGGCCGAACAGCTCCTTGGCTGGTACTACTTCGAGGATCGCCAGGTCTTCGTCCCGTATGAGGACGGAGTCGGCGGTCGATACGAGACCAAAACAGTAAAGAAGCGCCTAACAATCAAGCAGTATCTGATCGTTGCTCGTGGAGCAGCGAAGTCGATGTATATGTCACTCATCCAGAATTACTTCATGGTGATCGATACGACAACGACGCATCAGATCGCTACGGCTCCGACCATGAAGCAGGCTGAAGAGGTGATGGGTCCATTCAGGACCGCCATTACTCGAGCAAGAGGTCCGCTATACAAGTTCCTCACTGAGGGGTCCATTCAAAATACAACCGGTGCGAGAGCTAACCGCCAGAAACTGGTTGCAACCAAAAAGGGCGTCGAGAACTTCCTGACTGGATCTCTGCTCGAGGTCCGGCCCATGTCCATCGATAAGCTTCAGGGTCTTCGGCCCAAGGTTTGTACGGTAGATGAGTGGCTGTCCGGCGACATCCGTGAGGACGTGGTCGGTGCGCTCGAACAGGGTGCCTCGAAGATCGATGACCCGGTAATTCTGGCCGTCTCATCCGAGGGAACCATCCGCAATGCGGTGGGTGACACCATGAAGATGGAGTTGCTCAAAATCCTGAAGGGCGAATATATCGCCCCTCACATCTCAATCTTCTACTACCGCCTTGACGACATCAAGGAAGTAGCAGATCCTGCTATGTGGGTGAAAGCCCAGCCGAACATCGGCATCACTGTCTCTTATGATCGGTACCAGCAGGACGTCGAGCGAATGGAACAAGCTCCAGCTGCTCGAAACGACATCCTCGCTAAGAGGTTCGGAATCCCCATGGAGGGATACACCTACTTCTTCACATACGAGGAGACGATCCCGCACAGGAAGAACGCCTTCTGGAACATGCAGTGCGCTATGGGCGCCGACTTGTCTCAGGGTGATGACTTCTGTGCGTTCACCTTCCTGTTCCCACTCCGGAATCAGGCTTTCGGCGTAAAGACGCTGGCATACATCTCTGAGCTGACGCTCATGAAGTTGCCGGGCGCTCTACGCCAAAAGTATGACGAGTTCATCCAAGAAGGAAGCCTCCGAGTCATGGAGGGGACCGTTCTGGATATGATGGAGGTCTACGAAGATTTAGACCAGTACATCGACGAACAGAAGTACGACGTCTCGGCGTTTGGGTTCGACCCGTACAACGCCAAGGAGTTCGTAACCAGGTGGGAGCAGGAGAACGGACCGTACGGTATCGAGAAGGTAATCCAGGGCGCTAGAACCGAATCGGTCCCCCTTGGGGAACTGAAGAAGCTGGCCTCGGAGCGCCTTCTCATCTTCGATCAGGAACTCATGTCATTCACCATGGGGAACTGCGTGACTCTCGAGGATACCAACGGAAACCGGAAGCTACTGAAGAAACGCTCGGAAGAGAAGATCGACTCAGTGGCTGCTCTGATGGATGCCTTCGTGGCATACAAGATCAACAAGGAGGCATTCGAATGAGCGAGGAGGTGAAATGGGTCTTAGTGATCGACTAGCTCACGCATGGAATGCGTTTTCAAAATCCCCGGACAAGAAGAACTTCACACCGGAGTACGGTTCGTGGACATTCGGTAATCCAAACCTGAATTACCGACCTGTCGTCGGCGACCAGACAATCGTCACGAGTATCTATAACCAGATTGCTATCGATGTATCGAATGTCCCTATTCGACACGTCAAGACTGACGATAATGGCAACCTCAAGAGCTACTACCGTAGCTACCTTGATGATTGCCTGTCTCTAAGCGCCAACATCGACCAGACCGGTCAGGGATTCTTCCAGGATTTGGTACTTACGCTCTTCGAAGAGGGCGCTGTAGCGATCGTTCCTGTAGACACAGACGTTAGCCCAGATCTGACTCAGGGCTATGACATCAAGTCTATGCGAGTCGGCACAATCCTGAACTGGTATCCTCGCCACGTTCGAGTCGAGGTCTACAACGACCAGACTGGACAGCGAGAACAGCTGACTCTTGAGAAGGAGTTTGTCGCTGTTGTACAGAACCCTCTGTACAGTGTGATGAATGCTCCGAACTCGACGCTGCAGCGACTGACGCAGAAGCTCCACCTGTTGGATGCCATCGATAAGCAGTCTGGATCCGGTAAGCTGGACATCATCATTCAGCTTCCGTATGTCGTCAAGACTGAGCTCAAGAAGCAGCAGGCCGAGGCACGCCGTAAGGCGATTGAGGAACAGCTCGCAGGGTCTCAGTACGGTATCGCTTACACTGACGGTGCCGAGCGAATTACTCAGCTGAACCGACCTTCCGAGAACAACCTCATGAGCCAGATTCAGTGGCTCACCACCCAGCTGTACAACCAGCTCGGCATGACTGAGGATGTCTTCACCGGTAAGGCTGATGCTCGACAGATGCTGAACTACCAGAACCGAACGGTTCGTCCAGTTCTGAAAGCGATCACGGATGCCATCACCAGGACTTTCCTCACGAAGACTGCCCGCACGCAGCGACAGCGGATCATGGCGATCGAGGATCCGTTCCTCAACGTCCCGCTGGAGGAGATGTCCAAGCTGGTCGACTCCGTCAAGCGCAACGAGATTGGTACCGCCAATGAGCTTCGTCCGAAGTTCGGCTGGGCCCAGTCTGAAGACGAGACGGCAAACCAGTTGGTGAACTCCAACATCAATCCGATGGGCGAGGAACAGCCGCCTGGCGAAGAGCCGGTCGACGACGTCCCTGCATCGGAGGTACCAATTTCCGAACTGATGGAGAGTAGTCAAAATGGCAGTTAAGTGCGATTTCTCTGGCTACGCCACGAAGAACGATGTTCGGTGCTCGGATAACAAGGTCATCCGACACGGGGCATTCGCGGCGTACGACGGGAAGACTGTACCTCTGGTCTGGCAGCACAAGCACGGTGACGTCGAGAACGTCCTCGGGCATGCCGACCTTGAGGTTCGTGAGGACGGCGTCTACGCCTACGCCCACCTCAACAACACCGATCGTGGCCGGACCGCTCGAGAGATGGTCAAGAACGGCGACATCAAGGCGATGAGCATCTACGCCACCCATGTTCGGGCTCGGGGCAACGACGTTGTCCACGGTGAGCTCGTCGAGGTGAGCCTAGTGCTCCGCGGCGCTAACCCTGGTGCCCTCATCGACCAGGTCTCCATCGAGCATGGCGACAACGGCGATGAGATCGAGGCTGTCATCTACACGGATGAGCAGCTGGACTTCGTCTCTCACGGCGATGAGGACGAGTATGAGGACTTCGAGGCGGAGGAGACGGATGACGTCGAGCACGCTGAGGAGGAGCCGGAGGCCGATGAGGCTGAGGGCGACGAGGACGACCCCACGCTCGGGGAGATCTTCGAGGGAATGACCGAGGAGCAGAAGACGGCGGTCTATGCCATCGTCGGACAGCTCGTCGATTCCGTAGATGAAGAGGCGGAGGAGTCTGAGACCGAAGAGGCTGAGGACACCGCCCATTCCGACACAACTGAGGATACTATGGCTCACAAGAACGTGTTTGAGGGCTCCGCTACCACCGAGGAGCTCCCCGTCCTGACTCACGCCCAGGTCGAGACCATCTTCGAGGACGCTCGCTCCAGCGGCTCCCTGAAGCAGGCCATCCTGGCTCACGCCGACGCCTACGGCATTAAGCAGATCGAGACCCTCTTCCCTGAGGCCAAGGATCTGTGGAACCAGCCGGAGTTTATCAAGCGCAAGACCGATTGGGTCAACTCCGTCGTCGGCGCTGCCAAGCACTCGCCCTTCTCCCGTATTCGTACCCGCTTCGCCGACATCACTGCCGACGAGGCCCGTGCCCGGGGTTACATTAAGGGCAATAAGAAGGAAGACGAGGTCTTCACGCTTCTGCAGCGTGTCACCTCGCCGACCACCATCTATAAGAAGCAGAGGTTGGATAGGGATGACATCCTGGACATCACTGACTTTGATGTCGTCTCCTACATCCGCGGCGAGATGAAGATTATGCTTGAGGAGGAGCTCGGTCGGGCCGTCCTCATCGGTGATGGTCGTCAGGCCTCCTCCAAGGACAAGATCAAGGAGGACTGCATCCGCCCGATCTACAAGGAGGACAGCCTCTACGCTCCTCGCGTCATCCTGGCCAAGGAGACCACCACCGAGGACGTCCTGGACTCCATCGTCCGCGCCATGGATGACTACGACGGCGCTGGCAACCCCACCTGGTTCGCTGAGCCCCACATGGTCACCGAGATCCTGCTTCTCAAGGACAAGATGGGTCACCGTCTGTTCCGCAGCGTCTCCGAGCTGGCCGACTACGTCGGCGTCTCGAAGATCGTCAAGGTTCCGCTCATGAAGGGCCTGCAGCGCAGCTCCGTCAAGAACGGCACCGTCGATGCCCTCGGCATCATCGTCAACATGTCCGATTACACCATTGGTGCGGACAAGGGTGGGCAGCTCTTCGCTGCCGAGGACTTCGACATTTCCTTCAACCAGTACCACTACCTGCTGGAGACCCGCCTCTCCGGTGCGCTGACTCACCCGAAGTCGGCCATCATCGTTGAGCGGAAGACCGAGACTGGTAACGTCGTCGCGGAGCCGTGATAGATGGCCAAATTCTTCGGTGAGATAGGGTTTGCTTCGCAGGTCCAGACCGAGCCGGGAATTTGGGAAGACAAAATAGTCGAGAAGCAGTACTATGGCGACGTCTTCCGGGAAGCACGCCGCTTTGGTAGCAGCGATGAGATTCTGGGGAGTATCAACCTCAGCAACCAGATCAGCATTATCGCTGACGGGTTCTTAACGGATAACATCCAGAACCTCAAGTACGTACGCTGGATGGGGGGACTTTGGAAAATCTCCTATGTGGAACTGAAGTTCCCCCGTCTGGTTCTCGAGTTGACGGGGGTGTATAATGGACCGACGGCTAACTCTCCATGAGAAGCTGGTAGAGATCCTCGGGTCGGACAAGGTCTATTACCAACCACTCCCGTCGCTTAAGCTCTCGTATCCGTGCATCGTATACGAGCGGCATCCGGGTGATCCGATGTACGCGGACAACCTCAAGTATATCAAAGCGAACCGGTTCCAGGTTACTCTGATCGCCCGGCATCCCGAGGACCCGACACGAACGAAGATCGAGGACCTTTTGTTCAGCCGCCATGAGTCTCGACTCGTAGCGGACAACCTCTATCACGACATCTTCGACGTCTACTATTAGGAGTTAACATGGCTGCACTTGTCTGGGACAAGACTGGTGAGCGCCGTATTGAGACTGGTGTCGACCACTGCGCACTGTATGTGTATGACCCGGCCCAGAAGACCTACGGCAAGGGCGTTGCTTGGAATGGTATCACCGCCATCTCCGAGAAGCCCGAGGGCGCTGAGGCTACCGACCTTTACGCCGACAACATTCTGTACCTCTCGATGCTCTCGGCTGAGAAGCTGAAGGCCACTATTGAGGCCTACACCTACCCCGACGAGTTCGAGCAGTGTGACGGTTCCGCCACGCTGACGAAGGGCGTCAAGATCGGTCAGCAGGACCGACTGGCTTTTGGTCTCGTCTACCGCACTAAGATCGGTGACGACGTGGCTGGTCAGGACAAGGGCTACAAGCTCCACGTCCTGTACGGCTGCAAGGCCTCTCCTTCCGAGAAGGGCTACAAGACCGTCAACGACTCTCCCGAGGCGATTTCCTTCTCCTGGGAGCTGTCCACCACACCGGTCAACGTGTCCGGCGCCAAGCCGACCTCGCTACTGACCATCTCGTCTCTCGACGTCGACGCCGGTAAGCTGAAGACCCTCGAGGCCAAGCTGTTCGGTTCCGACACCGCTCAGGGCGGAGGCGAGGCTCTCGAGCCCAAGCTTCTTCTGCCTGACGAGATCAAGGCACACTTCGCAGGCTGATATACCACACCGGGGGCTCAGAGACCTAGACTCCTGGGCCCTCGGTGCCTGCAATGCTTATAGTTTCTATCCCGGATCTCGACGGGTTCGATGAGGAGACAGGTTCGTTTGTCTCCATGCCTGGCGGAATCCTGCACCTGGAGCACAACCTGGTCGCGCTGTCAAAATGGGAGTCAATTACCCATAAGCACCTCATCGGTAACGACAAAGTCACCCCCGAGGAGATGGCGCTCTACATCAAGTGCATGGTCACAGATGAAGAGTACGACCCGTCGCTCCTGGATAGGATCCCCCCATCTGAGGTCGATCGTATTAGCGCCTATATGGGCGACACGATGACCGCAACCACCATCCGTGAGACTGGTGGCGAATCTGGATCTGGCGAGTACACCTCATCCGAGCTAATCTACTACTGGATGATCGCTTGCCAGATTCCATTCGAGTGTGAGAAATGGCACATCAACCGACTACTCACACTCATTCGGGTATGTAACCAAAAGAACCAGCCCGATAAGAAGATGTCCCAGTCCGAGATTATGGAACGGAACCGGGAACTCAATAGAGCCAGGCGAGCTAAGCTTGGCTCGAAGGGATAACAATGATCAGTCACGAAGACATTCCCGAGGAGGCGCTTGCTCCGCAGGCCCACATCGGTACTGATCCCATGGAAGACAAGGACATTCACGTGTCCCAGACTACTGAGGTGATGCAGTGAGCGTTGCACAGCAGGTCCTCGCTCGCGCCGCCGCGAGGATTGGTTATTATGCACCGGACGACCCTCAGCCCGGATCTGAGGCTGGACGATACTGGGCAGCTCGAACTGGTCAGCAGTGGCTTGCTGGACCGTCCGACTCTGTTTGGTGGTGCATGCTCTTCGTCAGCATGTGTCTGGACGAGTGCGGGCAGATTAACGCTATTGGAGGATTCTCCTTTAACACTGACTACACCGTCAACAAGGTCCGCCAGCACCCTGACGCTTACTTCGTATCGGTTTACGACGCCCAGCCCGGGGATGTCGTCATCTACAACTGGGACGGCGGCGGTACGGACCACGTCGGCTTCGTCGAGAAGAATCTCGGTGGCGGCACGATCCAGACGATCGAGGGCAACACCTCGTCTGGTAGCTATGGCTCGCAGTCTGCGGGCAATGGCGTTTGGCGCCGAGTCCGTAGTGAGTCGATCGCCTATGTGATTCGTCCCGCATACACCGACGCTCCCGGAAGCTCTGCTCCCGCTGGTCCCGCAGACATCCGTGCTCTCCAGCGCGCTGTTCGAGCCAACCCCGACAATGTCGCCGGACCGAACACTCGCTCTCGCTGTTACGCTCTGGCCGCGGCATCTAACTGGGGCGGAAAGACCTTCCCCTTCGGCGTGGCGTTCACGCAGTCCGTGGTCGGCACCGAACAGGACGGGATTTGGGGCGACGCTTCTGAGGAGGCTCACGACGCGACCGTCGAGGCCGTTCAGGCTGCAGTCGGCGCTGAGGTCGACGGCGTTTATGGCGCCGAGACAAACACTAAGGTGAACGCCCTGCTCGACAGGGCCGAACAGCCGTAGGAGGCTCAAAATGGCAGCGCCATACTGTACTTTAACGGGAACTATTCCCGGAGGAGAGAATGGTCGGGCTCTTGTCCGAATCATTCCTGACGTGAAGGGCGCTACGGCTACCGTTGAAGGTGCCGCAGTCTCGATGCGCGAGCACATGGTTCGGACAGACCAGGCTGGCGCTGTCAACATCGAGGTGCTGGCTCCGGGCGCTGGAGTAACCCCCTCTGGCGCCTGGACCCACACCATTTACATCGATTCCCCCAAGTTTGACATCGTCAAGCACGTTGCTCTGACTCAGGGTGGAACTATTGACATCATGTCCGCCGACCCCACTTCCGAGGTTTCCCCTCTTCCATTTGGAGGCGGAGGTGGCGGTGGGGCTGGCACACCTGGTCCTCGTGGACCACAGGGTCCTGCAGGACCCAAGGGTGACCCCGGTCCTCCCGGGCCAAAGGGCGATGCTGGCGAACGGGGACCCGCTGGACCAGAAGGCCCTAGGGGTCTTCAGGGTCCCCCTGGACCTGCTGGAGGCGGAGCTGGAGGGACTCCTGTTCCTGGCCCAGAGGGACCTAGGGGTCCTGCTGGCCCTCCTGGACCGAAGGGTGATGTTGGTCCCGCCGGACCTCCTGGGCCTCAGGGTCCTCCTGGACCAGCTGGAGAGCGTGGACCGGCCGGACAGGATGCGGTTACGCCTCTCCTTGATGAGTACCTCAAGAAGGAGGATGCGGCTAATACTTACATCCAGTCTGGTACGTATTACGCTGAAATCGGTAGGAAGGCCGACGCTACTGATCTGTTCGGCTACCTCAAGATCGAGGATGCAGATAAGAAGTACGGCGAGAAGTCTGATGTCGAAGACGCACTCCGACAGACCAATCCATTCAAGAACGGCGCACGGTACTACTCTCCGGTAACCTACTACTGGCCTGACTACTACCAGGATGGAAAGCCGGGGCAGTTCTCCAAGTGGGCTCAGACGCTGAAGTTCCGGGACAACCTCGGATATGTCATCCTTAACCGCAACAGCGGTGACTGGGAGGCTCAGGAGGTAGACTTCCAGAAGCAGGGCGAACTGGCTCTTGGCGCGGGGGCAAAGAAACTTCTGTTCTATATCAAGACCCAGTATGGAGCCGCGATCAATCCAGATGCCGAGGATAACCGAGGTATTCCTAACGCCTCCAAGTTCACCAAGGAATATATCCTTGAGCAGCTGAAGCGCGCTAAGCACTGGTATGGCGACCTGGTACAGGGTGTCTTCCTCGACGAGGTGATCAACGGATGGGATGCCCGGAAGGACCGCCTTCCGTGGTACAAGGATCTGATCGACACGATTCGCCGAGAGAACGGCCTGGACTTCGTAATTGCGATCAACACCGGATCCAACATCTCCCAGGAAGTGTGTAACCTCGACTTCGATGTCTGCATGATGTTCGAGGGAACGGCCGCTAAGTTCCTCGAGGAGAATCCGACCTCGCCTATCCTTCCTGACCACATGAAGGCTTATCCGTCAACTAGATGGTGGGCAGTGGTTCACTCCGTCACCTCCGAGAACTACCAGAAGGTCTTCGACAAGGCTGACAACCTCGCGATCAGCCACCTCTACGTCACCGACGGCTTCCTTGTTGAGGATCCTCAAAACGGTGGTCAGTGGCACCCCGTTGGCAATCCTTATGAGAACCCTCCGGGCGCCGAGATCCGTGAGCTGATCATTCCGTGGCTTAAGGGATACCTGAAGCTCAAGCTGAAGGTCGATAATCTCAAGATTCCGGATGTCCCGAAGATGATTGTCCTCGGACCTGATGATCCAGTACCAGCCGGGACTCCGTCCGGGACGGTGATTGTTAGGCGGGCCAAGTAATGGCTAGCGTATTCCCAATAATTGGTGCATGGTGGGGAGGTAACGGCGCTCGAGTAGGGGACGGCCGCCTGATCCGAAAGGGATCTAGCTCCACCCCATTCGAGTCAGCCGCTTACACCGTCGGCGAGCGTAAGTGGACTGTTGAGATCACATACTCAGCAGACAATGACACTCAGCTCGCTATGCGAGCAAACTGGTTCGAGGCGGGGAAGAAGACTACTGGTAAGCAGGATTTCATAACCACCTGGAATATCCGAGGTGGAGCTAATGCTGCTATAAGGTTCGAGTTCGAGCTTCCCACAAATGCCTACCCACTGTGGACCCCGTCTATTGCCGTACCTGGTACTGCAAATGACATCACCATCCACAACTTCAACATCTACGAGACGCCGAAACCAGGTCTGATTGTTAATCTTTCTGGTGGACGTGGATCGGAAGCAAATGGCTTCGGCACCTACTTCCTATTAGGAAGTAGAGCTAAGGTTGGGGACCTGCTGGTTGTATTCTATGCTTCACAGTACGGAAATACCAAGGCTAGGCCTCCGGCGGGATGGGATTTCCAGTATACTTCGGATGCTGGTGGTAGATCTGGGTATGTTGCAGTAAAACGGTGCACTGCCGCAGATCTGGATTCGAATATAAAATTCAATAGCGATTCACCAATCCAAGCCAGAGAAAACTTTATTCTCTACTCTATCGGTGGCGTATCTAATTATAAGATACATCCGTGGCAGCCTAATATCCCAACTTTAGATACCTCTAAGAAGAATCTAGTAGCGGTTCAGTATCATGCATATTCCTCGACGAAAGAGCCAGTATGGTACCCATCTGATGCACAAGAGATCGTCACTGCCGGTAAGCGAGCGACCAACGGTCCATGGTCCCTGACTATAGGCGCCATAGCTAATTCGGTAAAGGAAACCTACGGATCAAGAGCCTACGCATGGCTCGAGCTTGAGGAAGCGAACCCCACTCCCCCTGAGGTAAAGACTCCAGGCGTGGAGATCAGCGAGGTCGGGACATCTAACCCGGTGTTCGTTTACCGCAACAACAAGCTAGTCCCGGCGACAATGCGAGCGGTTCCCCGTGGGTATAGCGATCTATATACCATGATGGGTACCCGCGGATTCCTCATCGCCCACCGAGGAGGATCCGTCAGCTGGCCTGAGGCCTCTATGAGGGCGTACACCAATGCCGTTATGTTCGGCGCCGGAGCGCTAGAGGTATCTTGTCAGAAGACGAAGGATGGAGTCTGGTTCCTGAACCATGACCGAACTCTTAAGCGAGTGGATCCAACCGCTCCAGATACCCCCGTCACCGAGATGACATGGGCGGACATCCAGAAGTACCACACAATCGGCGAGCCATTCATGACTGTCGAGGAGTACTTCTCTGCCTACGGCTCAAGTCACATCACGGTTCTCGATCCTAAGTATTCGGCTGCTGAGTGGCAGGAACTTAAGAAGTTCTTTCCCTCTGATGCGCATGGTCGGATCATTTGGAAGTTCTCAATTGATGCCGGATGGCTCGCTAACCAGTGGAAGTCCGACGGATGGAAGTGCTGGGGGTACTCCTATCCCGATCAGGTTACTGACGGTCGGATCAACGAGTGGCACAAGCCCTGGGACTATGTGGGTATGTCATGGGAAGCTAGCGACGAGGTCTGGCGACGGACTCTCGCACTCGGTAAACCGGTATGGGGTCACATCTGCCCGACAAGGCAGGCGTACGACGATGCCCTAGCCAAGGGAGCTGTCGGATGCATGGTCTCCGGAGTGGCCAACATTTACTCCGAATCTCTAGTCTAGGAGAATCATGATTACGATCGAGAGCCAGGGAGACTGGAAACTCACCAGGAATTGGTTTGACAGAATGACGAAGTTAGACCTGGCTCTGATCATGAATCAGTTCGGCAAGGAGGGGGTTTCTGCTCTCAAGGCGGCGACCCCCTCCAGGTCGGGTGAGACTGCAGCTAGCTGGAACTATGAAGTCACCAGAACCGGCGAGAACTGGAAGATCACCTGGACAAACTCACATGTAAACAACGGCGTAAACATCGCCGTCATCTTGCAGTATGGTCACGGCACCCGTAACGGAGGGTATGTTGTTGGTCGAGACTACATCAACCCCGCTATCAGGCCCGTATTCGACAAGATAGCGAAGAAGGCCTGGAAGGAGGTCACTAAGTAGTGGCAACTATTGACGAGCGGGTAGTCTCGCTCAAGATGAATAACAAGCAGTTCCTGTCCGCGATCAAGGAATCCTCGTCCGGTATGGACAAACTCAAGGAATCCTTGAAGCTTCAGGGTGCTGCTGATGGCCTTTCTCGAATCGGAGAGATCGCCAAGAACACCACCCTCGGTGACCTGGCAACAAAGGCCCTCGATATCGGCAAGAACATGACTGTCATGCAGGGGCTTGCCGTTACCGCATTCGGTGGAATCGGCGTCGCCGCCCTTAATGCTGGCAAGAGCATCGTTGGAGGATTCTTCCAGACGATTAAAGATGGGTTTAATGAGTACGAGCTCAAAATGAGATCGATTCAGACCATCATGGCCAACACCGCTGAGAAGGGTACAACTCTCACTGAGGTTAAGCAGTCTCTTGCCGAGCTGAACACATACGCAGACAAGACCGTATATAGCTTTAGTGATATGACTAATGCTATCGGTCTGTTCACAGCAGCCGGCGTGGACCTACAGACCTCGGTCGCTTCGATTAAGGGTCTGTCCAACCTTGCCGCGGCTTCTGGATCCACTGCTCAGCAGACGGCCACCGCATATACTCAGCTCTCTCAGGCCATCTCGGCGGGAGTTGTTCACCTGCAGGACTGGAACTCTCTGGTTAATGCGGGTATGGGAGGAGAGTCCTTCCGGAACGCCCTGATCGAGACTGCTCGAATGATGGGCACCGGAGTCGATGAGGCTATTGCCAAGAAGGGAAGCTTCCGAGAGTCACTCAAGGAAGACTGGCTGACCGCCCAGGTCATGACGACCACCCTTACTGCTCTGACGAATGACCTCTCCGAGGCACAGCTTGTTGAAATGGGGTACTCTGAGGAGCAGGCCCACAAGCTCAAGCAGTTCGCCCAGGGCGCATTCGATGCTGCCACCAAGGTTCGAACCTTCAGCCAGCTCATCGACACAACTAAGGAAGCTATTGGCTCCGGGTGGGCCGAGACATTCGAGATTCTGTTCGGAGACTTTGAAGAGGCCTCGGATCTATTCACTGCTATTAGTGACTGGCTCGGCGGTGTAATTAAGTCTAGTGCCGATGCTCGAAACGGTTTCCTCCAGATGTGGAAGGAGCTTGGCGGTCGTTCAGCACTCGTCCAGGGTCTTGCTAACATCTTCTGGGCGATCGTTAAGGTCCTCGGACAGATTGGAACTGCCTTCCGACGAGTATTCATGAACGCTAGTGCCGAAGGTCTTGTTCGCATCACCAAGGCGTTTGAGAACTTCACGTCTAAGCTCATCATCACGAACAACTTCGCTGATAAGCTTGAGTGGACATTCACCGGTCTGTTCTCAATCTTCCATATCTTTACAACAATCCTTGGTGAGATTGCTCAGGTTATCTTCACGGTAGCCTCGCATATTGTCAGTGCACTATTCCCAGCATTCACCGGGATCAACTCTGGTGTATTCCAGATCACGAAGGTAATCGGCAAGGCGATCTTCTGGTTCGATCAGTGGTTCACCAAACTTGATCTTGGTGGAAAGCTGCTGAAGCTCCTTCTTCCACCGATTGATCTCGTCGGTAAGGCTATTAAGTGGGTCGTGGATAAGATCCATGACTTCATCATGTGGCTCGACTTCGGCGGAAAGGTAACTAGCGCCGCAAACGGACTGAAGAGTCTGGCATCGAAGTTCGGGCTCATCAAGGATGCTCTGAAGAACTCAGTAGTCGGCGAGTCATTCCTCACAGCGTTCGAGACCGTACAAGACACTCTCGATAAGGTCAAGAACAACCTTAAAGAGTTCGGTAATAGTGTAGGCGATAAGCTAAAGGCTAAGCTTACTGCCGGCAGGTCGGCTCTATCCGAGTACTTCAAGGGCTTCGATCTCAGTGGTATGACGTCCACCGAGGCGATCGTTGCTAAGCTCGGGACAAAGTTCGACGAACTCGGCAATAAACTCAAGATCGATGAGAAGGTCCAGTGGCTTAAAGAGAAACTCATTGAGCTGCGAGATGCCCTTGTCGATACATGGAACACTGTTCAAAATAGTGCCGTTTGGGACAAGTTGGGTAAGGCGTTTTCTGACGTCGGCGGCAAGGTCAAGGAAGTAGCGGTCTCGTTCCGAGACTGGGTCAACGGTCACGGTGAAGTCAAGGCCAAGGCTAAGGAAGCCGCTGGAGCAGTCTCGGAAGTTGGTACTGCGGCAGCCCAGGCAGCCAAAGAAACTGGCCAGGCCGCAAAGGAGAACTTCCTCAAGAAGTGGTTTGAGGATATCAAGCAGGTTGCTAACGCAATCCATCTCCCTGAGTTGTTCGACACTATCAAGCAGAAGTTTGTAGAGTTCAAGGACTTCGTGGTTAACACCTTCGCCCCCAAGGTGAAGGAGGGCGCAAAGAACGCATTCGGCTCTATAGGTACCGCCATGAGTCAGGCGAACTCCAACCTCAAGTCCTATGATATGGGTAAGATCCTTGTCGGGGCTATCGGTGGTGGAGTACTCATCGCCTTTACTCGATGGATCAACTCTTTCAAGAAGAACTTCGACAAGATCGGCGGCATGGCCGAGAAACTTGGCGATGTATTCGATAAGATGGGCAATGTGCTCGAGGCGTTCGAACAGAAGGTTAAGGCTCAGGCCCTGCTCACAATCGCAATCGCACTTGGTGTTCTCGCTGGGGCACTGATCCTTATGTCTCTTGTTCCGGCACCCAAGCTTCTTGTCACCCTCGCCGTCCTCAAGTTCCTGTTCAACATGATGGACGATATGCTTGAGTCCATGACTAAGATGGTCGCCTTCAAGAAGGACTCAACTCGTATCGTGTTGATGCTTATCGCTCTAGGCGCGGCTATGATCCTAATGGCTACGGCAGTTCGAATCCTTGCTGGGATGGACCTAAAGGGTGCTGTCATTGGCATGGTGGCGATGAAGGTTCTAATGGAGACACTCCAGACCTTCATGACTAAGATGGCTGCAACTAAGGGTGTCGAAAAGGGTGCAGGAATCCTTCTAGCACTCGCTGCGGCCTGCGTCATCCTATCTCTGGCGGTATACACGCTAGGTTCGATGGATACAGGAAAGGCTATTCAGGGCGTCGTCACACTTGCGGCGGTTGTAGCAATTCTGTCAGGGTTCATGATGGTCGTCAGCAAGGACCCATTCATGGGTAAGGGTGCAGCAATACTGTTGTCTCTCGCTATATCCTGTAACATTCTAGTGGCAGCCATCTGGATGCTCGGAACGATGGACACGGGCAAGCTTCTTCAGGGTGTTATTGCTCTCGGAGTCATTATCCTTGAGCTATCTGTTGCGATGGCCATCGCTGGACGAGCCAATGCCCGAGGTGCGGCGGCGATTATTGCCATGTCCTTTGCAGTCATGGTCCTCACAGGGGCAGTGGCTATTCTGGGTAATATGGATGTCATGACACTCGCCAAAGGTCTTATCGCTCTCGCGGCGGGTCTTGCCATCCTAGCTATCTCAATGGCTGCGGCAGACGCCTTCAAGGAAGGTGGAATTGCGTTAGGGATCGCCTCTATCGCATTCCTGGCCCTGGCCTCAGCAATGAAGACCCTGTCTGGTATCACCTGGACCCAGCTCGCTATTGGTCTGATCGCTTTGGCCGGTGGTATGCTGATCCTTGTGGCTGCTGCAGCCGGTGCTCAGTACTTCGCTGTAGGTATGATTATCCTAACAGCGGCATTGCTCGCACTGGGATTGGCACTACTCCCGATCTCGATCGGTATGGCGGCCTTTGCGGCGGTTCTGGGTATCTGTGCTACTACTGGTGCGGCAGCATTCTTGGTCCTTACCGAGGGACTGAAGCAACTGGCAGCAATTCTACCACAAGTAGCTATTGATTTCGCTAATGCTATTGCCAACTTCATCATCACCCTTGGCGCCAAGGCTCCAGAGCTTGCGGTTGCTATGGGGGCGTTGCTAGGGGCGATCATTTATGCTATCAATGTCAATATTCCCGGTATTGTGGCGTCGTTGTTCATCCTGATTCAGGCAATGCTCACCGAGCTGGCTAACCACGCCTACGAGTTCGGTGAGAAGGGCGCTACTATTCTGGCAAACTTCCTGAATGGAATCGCGGACAACATCGGCAAGGTCATTGACGCTGCCACGAATGTTATTCTCAACTTCCTTGACGGAATTGCTAGGAATGGACCCAAGATCATCGACAAGGGAATGTGGACTGTACTCAAGCTGCTTGAGGGTGTTCGCGATGCTATTAACAAGTACTCTCACCGATTCAACAAGGTTGGTCGAGAGATTGCTTGGGCTATTGTCGATGGTATGACCAACGGTCTCGCATCCAAGGCCTGGAGCTTCGGCGAGTCAATGGTCTCCGTCGCCAAGAAGGGCTACAACAAGGTCAAGAACTTCTTTGGTATTCACTCGCCTTCTCGACTGATGAAGGAGCTCGGTGGATACGTCGGAGAAGGCCTTGCCATCGGTATCGAGAATACTGGTGAACGGGTTGCTGAGGCTGGAGACAACATGTCCAAGGCCGCATACGATGCAATGTCCGCAGCTCTCGATGGAGTAAACGAACTCGTCGAGGATGACCCGTCCTTCAAGCCGGAAATCAAGCCGGTCCTGGATCTCACGGAGATGCAGAAGCAGGCCAAGGGAATCAACAACTTCCTTCCCGCCATCGGGGTCACGGCACAGGCTGCTAACGCGGCTCGACCGCCCGCTCCGATCGCAGTTGACAATTCTGACAAGAATAGTCAAAATGGTGTTACAAACATCACATTCAACCAGACCAACAACTCGCCTGAGGCGCTGGATGCGGCGACTATCTATCGCCAGACCCACACTCAGCTTGCTATGGCAAAGGACAAGTTGACACTATGATCTCAGAGATCTCGTCCACGACCAAGTCGGGGGATCGACTTGCAATCGATATCACAGACCCCTACTCGTCGGGGGTCGCGATCAAGGAGATTACTGGTCTGGGGCCAGTAAAGGCAGACATCAGCACTGACCGATATGCCTTGCTGGACGGAGCGTTCCTCAAGGGGGTCAGGGTTGGTACTCGTACTGTGGTACTGACTCTGATCCCCTGGGGGACCGACATTCAGGAACTCCGACTCAAGTGCTATTCCTACTTCGGGGTCGGGGAGACCATCACTCTCGGTGTGACTACCGACTGGCTTAACGTGCACTCAGACTTCATTGTCGAGTCCGTCGAGCCGAACATCTTCTCTGAGCGGCAGGAGATCCAGGTCTCCCTTCTCGGGCTGGACCCGTACTGGAAGTCCTCTGCTACTCAGATCCAGAAGGTTGTTGGTTTCAACGACAACACGCCTTCCTTCGAGTTCCCGTTCTTCTCTGAGCCGAATCACAAGCTCAAGTTCGGTGACATGACCAACTCTTCCGGTAAGGACATCCGTTACCTTGGTGACTACCCGGCGGGTGCGACTATCACCGTCGAGTTCTCCGGTACTGTGAGCAACCTTATCGTCTCGAACGTTACCTACAACGAGACTATGTCTATCTCTCGAGCAGGGAACTTCTACCAAGGCGAAAGCATCATCATTGACACTCGACCAGGTAAGAAGTCTATCACCCACCAGGCTCGAGGGAGGAAGTCCTTCATCACGGGCGTTCTGGCTCCGGGGAGTACCTGGATTCAGATGCATCCTGGTATCAACACGATCGCCCTGCAGTATGCTGGGGGCGTTGACGACGTTAGCGTCTCTATGGAATACGATACTCTCTACAGGGGGATTTGATGCAGCTGTTCTTCGCGTTCCTCCATAACTACGAAACTCTCATTGAGGTTCCGAATAACTTCTACTCGCTTAACTGGACTGAACGAGCCTACGACTACGGTCAGTTCGAGCTTCAACTCTACTCGGATCAGCCGGGGTATGAGTACAGTCTTGGAAACCTGTTCATTCGAGACGACACGGATACCGTGATGGTCATCGAGACCGCTACGGTGAAGCAGGAGGATGACGGTGTCTACCTCCACAAGTACACTGGGCGATCTCTCGAGTCGATGATGGAATGGCGAATCCTTCCACATAGGCGATGGATCGAGCCGGATGCCAACGGTCAGTTCAATGCCCAGGCTATGGCGGAGGATGTGGCGCACAGCAACCTCGGTAAAGACGCAAAGCCTGAGCGAAGGATTGACAACTTCAACTTCCACAGGAATACCCGTGTGTCTCAGATGGCCTACGTCAACGACACCGGTCAGAAGATCCAGGATGGTAAGTGGATCATCTACGACCGCGCGCCAATTGCAGAGATGTTTAAGAATGTCATCTCTGCATGCAAGCCAAACGGGTATTCGCTCTTCTACAAGATCAAGCTTGAGAATGGTGGAATCCATTGTTACATCACTGCTCCTCGGCTGATCAACACGATCACCCTCGCACAGGAGAACGACAACTTCTCGGACTTCGAGTCAGTTGATTCGATTGTGGATAAGAAGAGTACGATCTACGAGATCTTTGATACTGGCGACGTAGACCTTGACTGGGTTGCGGATGGAACTACGCATACCCGGGCGCATACACTTCGCTCCGAGAACCCAATCACCCGACGAGAGGTCTTGTGGGATAACACTCAGGTTCACAAGCCATATTCGGTCAAGGACTGGAAGGCGCTTACACCGCTTCAGAAGAAGCATATCTCCTCTCTGACCGAGGTGTGGTATCCCTTCTGGGTTCTGGACGCCATGTTCCCGAAGTATACCCCACTCAAGATGATCTCGGGAAAGATCAATAACTTCTCTAACGTCCAGTACCGTGATGGATTTGACGTAGGCGATATTTTCTACTACGTCCCATCCGGAAGTAACCCGGTTCCAATCGAGTGCCAGCTCACCGAGATGACCGAGTCCTGGTCGGGCGACGGGTTCTCTCAAGTTCCTTCCATCTCCATGTCGTCTCGCACCAAGTGGAATGGTGACGGCTTCCGTATCGACTTCACTCGCAATAGACCCGGTGAGGTCATCGTTCCTCGAGAAAGGGATTAGCATATGGCCATTACTAGTGGTTTCTACAACTCCGTGAATGGCGACCGGACATACGACGCCGACCAGTTCGGCTCGCTGTTTGACGGAATTATTGCCCCGGGGGTATTTCCGAACGTGGGGGACAAGTTCCGCGTTCGACCCACCAACAATGGTATGTCCGTCTACGTCGGCTCCGGCAAGGCCTGGCTGAATAACAGATGGGTTGAGAACTCGGGTGACGAGACAGTTACTCTGACTGGATCTCACGCAACTCTGGACCGTATCGACCTCGTATGTGTCGAGGTTGACCGGTCCAAGGCCATCCGTGGTGCTAAGATCAAGGTCGTCCAGGGGACCCCCGCAGTTACTCCGACGGTTCCCTCGGTGGACGACAATGGTGATCGACAGACGTTCGCTCTGGCACAGATCAAGATCATCAAGAACTCTCGACAGATCACAGCCGAGAACATCATCAGCCTCGTGGGTAGTGCCCGTACTCCTTACGTGAGCGGACCTCTGCAGAACATCAATCTGGATGCTCTCCAGGCCAAGCTGCAGGACGAGTTCAACACCTGGTTCGAGTCCGTCCGAGATGCCCTGGCTAACGCCGGTGGAAATACCTCGACCGACGTTGCAAACCTCAAGGTGAGTGACCGGAACCAGAACGAGCGACTCCAGGCAGTCGAGGGTCGTATCGCCGGTACCGAGCTCAACATCACCAAGATCAACGAGAAGTTCAGCAACTCTGGATCCGTCTATGGAATGTTGAATGACTCGAACGTTGGTGTCCACAACTCCATCTACCGAGGCGCCTCGCTGGGTAGCAACGTCACTCCATATCTCCAGGCGATTCGAAGCGGATCCTTCTCTGGGCTCTATCTTGGGGACTACTGGACCTACTCTGGCATCACCTGGCGTATCGTGGCGTTCAACTACTTCATCAACATCGGTGAGCCCCCGTTCCGACAGAATCATATTGTTGTCGTCCCAGATGCATCTCTCTTCCGAGACGCATGGTCTACCACGATCCCGGATCAGCGCTCGTATGTGGACTCTACCCTGAACCAGTCTACTATGACGAAGGCTAGCCGCATGGCTGAGTCTCTGTTCAACCGGTCAAACATGGTTGGTGTCTGGACTCGAGTGGCTACAGGGTATGACGGGAATGGCTCCGTCAAGGATTGGCGCTGGTATAACCCGCACATCAATATCATGGATGAGGCCATGCTCTGGGGTTCGTCCATCTTCGATGACTCACTCTCCAGGGGTATCCACCACAACCAGTTCCCCGCCTTCCGGCTCAACCCCGCCCTTGTTAACATTGAGGAGGAGTACTGGCTTCGTGAGCGTGCTTCGGCTCAGACTGCGATCTACATGAAGTCTACAGGCCAGTTCTCCCACGCCCCGCTGAACTACTCCTTCGGGGTTCGTCCCTATCTAGCGATCGGTTAACATGCAGCACTTCGGATTCAACCCCCTGACCGACATAATCCTCGCGATATTTCTGTCGGTTCTGGGATCTTCCGGGATGTGGGCTTGGATCATGAAGCGCAGTGAGCGGAAGTCCGCCACGTCAAGGCTTCTGCTCGGAATGGCCCATGACCGGATTGTATATGTCGGGAAGACATATCTTCATCGAGGATTTCTCACCCTTGATGAGTATGAGGACTTCATGAAGTATCTCGTAGAGCCCTATTCCGAGTTCGGGGGGAATGGGCTTGCTGAGAAGATCGTAAATGAGGTCAAGAATCTTCCCGTAGTCCCCACCCCTAGACCCCCGGCAAAGAGGAAGACATATGGCAAAGCACCTTCAGGAGAGTAAGTTGAACAACAAGTCCTACGACATCCTAAAGTGGGTTGCGCTGGTCGCCCTTCCGGCTACCTCCGCACTCTATCTTACGCTGGCGGCCCTGTGGAACCTGCCTCACCCGACTGAGGTTGCTGGGACTATCGCCGCGGTTGACACCTTCCTTGGGGTGCTCCTCGGCGTGAGCTCCAACAAGTACCAGGGTACCCAGCCCTCCGGCGCTCTTCATGTGTCTGAGGACCAGGGTATCCACGCCACCTTCGACCAGGGCGTCGCCGAGATGCTCCGGAATGGTAAGGTGACGCTGGACGTCAAGCAGGTCTAAGCGAGAAAAACCTGCTGTATAATGAACCCCTAGAAAGGAGCCCATCCATGAAGAAGACTGACCCCATTCAGCAGACGATTGAAGCTGCTCTGAAGGAGGCCGAGCTTCACGATCCCTCTAGTGAGGACTACACCACAATTGCTCGAAATGTCGAGACTCTTGCAAAAGCCAAAGCCCTTGGCGAGAGCAAGAAGCTCAGCAAAGACGCAATTCTCGGTGCAGTCACCTCTCTGGCTGGTATCGTAGCCGTCCTCCAGTACGAGAGACTTGCAGTCGTCAGCTCGAAGGCATTTGGTTTGATCATGAAGGTTAAACCCTTCTGAGATTCGTCAGGCCCCCTGTGCTATACGCATGGGGGGCTTGGCTTATCTTTTTTGCCCGCGAGAGAAACTCGGAGTATATTGAAGACCCTTAGAAAGGAACCACCATGAACCTCAAGACCGCTTTCAACCTTGCCGCCTTTGCCACTTGCGCAGCCGGTTGGACTTTCTGCCACATACGTGAGCAGCGAGCCAAGCGTCTGCTTGATGAGGCCTGGACTGCTTGTTATGAAAACGACCAGGACTACATGGACACATTCCACCACCCTGAGAAGTGACTCAAGTTTATACCCCGACATGGGGTATAGGCTTTCGCGAGAAAATCTACGGGTATATTGAAACCCGTCATAGAAAGGACACTCTCATGAACCTCACCGCCGCTGCTATGCAGGCCGCCCTCGACTACGCCGAGGAGCTCGCTATCGCCGGAATGACCTCTGAGCAGTACGACCACTACTATCTCTGATTCAGTTCTAGATCCCGCCATGGGATCTAGGCTTATCTTTTTTTTCGCAAGGACAACTTGGTGTATAGTGAAGACCCTACTCTGAAAGGATACTCCTATGATCTACTCTATCATTGCCCTCTCCATTTCCAACATCATTCTTCTTCTGATCGCCCTCTCTTGCGGCGCCCTCATCATCAGCCAAGTTGCTGAGATTGAGGAACTGCAGGAGAAGTGCAATCTCAAGACGAGCGTTGTCAAGGGGGCCAAGGCCGAGATCGAGACTTACAAGGAAGTCATCAAGAACCTAGAGTCCAAGCTCAATAACTGAGACACACCTATACCCCTACATGGGGTATAGGCTTTCGCAGAAAAAACAAGCGGTATATTGAAGACCCTTAGAAAGGAACCACAATGACCGCCCTCATCTGCTTCGCCGTTCCCTGCGCCATCATCCTCGCTATGCTTGTGATTGGTGAGCTGTTCGGCAAGAAGAAGACCTGGAACTTCTGATCCCTACTACTCTCCAGCCAAAGATCCCGCCATGGGATCTAGGCTTATCTTTTTTTTTCGCAAGGACAACTTGGTGTATAGTGAAGACCCTACTCTGAAAGGATACCCTCATGACCTGGACTACTTACGCATTTGTCGTCCTCTCCCTAATCCTCGCGCTGGCGCTTGGTTACTCCTGGGAGGAATCTAATGTCGCTCGCCGCGACAACAAGATCCTCAAGGAGGAGATCAAGCTGCTCAAGGATAAGGCGGAGAGCGATGAGCGTGTTATCTACAGTCTCCGGGACCTGAAGGAACAGTACCTCCTCCGGATCTCCCACCTCGAGCATAAGCTCAAGAAGTAACAGTTCTATACCCCACCATGGGGTATAGGCTTTCCGCGATATTTTCCTTCCGTATATTGAAGACCTACGAAAGGAAAGACCATGCTCTACATCGCACTTGCAATTACTACCTTGCTCACCCTTTTCTACGGGATTGCTTATAACGAGCAAAAGCATCAGACCTACACGCTCAAGTGTAGAGTTGACTTGCTTACTTGCAACAATAGGATCCTGCAGGAAAAGCTGGACAAGATTAAGTGCAGGGAAGAGATGAAAAAGCACCCCATCTACTCCCGACTCTAGTCTACCGCCGTACCCCATTAACTTGGGGTATAGGTTTTCGCGTAAAAAACTGACCCTTATATGAGACCCCTCTATTTGAAAGGAACCACTCATGACTGAGACCACCGACACCTCCGTTGAGACCAACGAGAAAATTGTCGAGTTCAAGTTCAACAAGGATGCTCTCATCGCCGCTACCAAGCGCAACTCCAAGAAGTTGATTGCTGGCGCCGCTGTTATCGCAGCAGGTGCCGCACTCAGCGTCATGGCGTTCCGCTCGGTTCCGGACGTTGACGAGCCCGAAGAGCTTGAGCACGACGACCTCGATGAGATCGACGAGATCGAAGCCTCTGAAGAGACCGACTGAGACCTCATCCTATATCCCGACTTGGGATATAGGCTTTTCTAAGGAGTAAATATGAAATACCTACTCGACGCCATATTCCTCGCCATCTCAGCCTGTCTGTGCTGGGTTGTGTGGGATGCTACTGCTGGCAACATTCTCTCCCAGCGCGTCTTTCCTACTGCAGCATTAGCGGGGATTCTCATTCTCGTAGACATATATCTGCACACCCTCGTTGATGACTAGTCCGCGAGAAAAACCGGTCCTATATTGAAGCCCCTCCGTTTGAAAGGACCACATCATGACCCGCATCGCCGTTTCGTTCATCAAGACCGCTGTCTTCCTCCTCGGAATTGTTCTCGCCTCCTGCTTTATTGGACGCGGGGCCAACTCCCGGATGAAGCACGTTGTTGGTGTTCAGCAGCGTTTCATCGCTCGCCGTGATCGTAAGATCAACCGCTGGTAATTCAGCACTATACCCCGACTTGGGGTATAGGCTTTTCTTGAGCTGGAAAGGAGCACACTATGTTCAAGGAACCGCCTATCTACTACATCCTGATCAGCCTCATCTTCCTGATCGTCTTCTTCGCAATCAGCTTCGCAACCTGGCTTGTGTGGCTGACGAACGTGGCCTTCTTCGTTAAGTTGGTCATCACCGCAATCGGAGCGCTGTTTGCGGCCATGACAGTCATCCTCTACACGATCTCGGCGGAGTGATATGTTAGTCGTACTTCTTGGTCCAAGTTGTTCAGGCAAGTCTACATTCCAGAAGGAGCTGGTTGAGAATGAGGGGTACCATGCAGTCCGCACTGCAACTACCCGACCTAAGCGTATGGGAGAGGACCTATCTTCCTACTACTTCCTCAAGGATCAAAGCTTTGCTGAATGGGAAGTACGGGGTGACCTCCTTTGCGTCGAGACCTTCCGAGGTTGGCGCTACGGGGTACCACGCGACGAGATTACCCGGAGGGGAGACCGCCCTAATCGGGTTGTCATCCTCACACCAGGAGGAGTTATGGAGCTCCTGGCAAAGCACGCAGACATCGTCGTCGGAGACGCTCTGTCCGTACTCTACCTCGGTGTTGATGGAGCAACCGGAGAGGCTCGCGCATATTCACGAGGAGACGACCGACGGGAATACCTGCGCCGAATGGCTGCCGACTCCATCGATTTCCGACACTACCCTCGGGAGAATGGTGTTTGGGAGTTTACGCCGGATTATATCCTGGATTGCATCAACAATCCGCAGAACTACAAGATCACTCCTCGGCTGAAGAAACTGGAAAGGAAGCACTCATGACCATCATCTGGTGGACACTCTATATTCTCGGAGCGCTGACAATCATCGTAGTCTGGACTCAGATCATGGCCCTCGCCGGAACATATCTCAAGGCTCGTCGAGAGCGTATGGAAGGGGCATATTCTGGAATGAGTCGAAAGGATATCGAGGCCCTTGTGCGAATGGAGATCTCTGCATACATGACGAAGGAGGACAAGTGATCAATGCGAACGATTGTGCGCGACTTATCAAGGCAAACGCGCCGGCGATTCTCACGGCTTCCGCATGCGTTGGGACCGTCGCTACGGCCATCCTCACGGCGAAGTCTACGACGCTCGCTATTGAACGGATCGCCGATTATTGCGAGGATAACCTCCGGTCGCCGGAGGACCTCACCTGGCGGGAGAAGTTCACAGTATCTTATCGGGTGTACATTCCCCCGGCCATCACAGCTGTCGCAACTCTGGTATCGATTGTCGCGGCAAACCGTATCCAGTACGCTCGAGGTGCGGCGTTCGCACTGGCGTACACCGGTAGCGAAGCGGCGTTTAAGCGATATCGTGAGGCTGTGGCGGACGTGGTTAAGCCGAAGGACCTGGAGAAGGTTAAGGTCCGCGTTGCAGAGAAATCGCTTTCGGAGGCTAGTAAGCCAATTTCCGGAACTGTATTTGTAGCCTCATCAGGAGATGTTCTGTGTTACGATGTGTTCTCGGGAAGGTATTTCAAGTCCGACATTGAAACCATCCGACGTGTTGAGAATAACATCAATTCGCAGCTCAATCTCGAGTGTTATGCATCCCTCAACGAGTTCTACAACGGACTCGGTATTCCCCCAATTGCGGCTGGAGACCTTGTCGGATGGGACGAGCCTAATTCGCTCAGTATCGAGTTCGGATCCCAGCTGACGGAGAAGGGCGAGCCCGTTCTGACCGTCGACTTCCTTGTGTCCCCCAAGGAAAACTACTTCAAGATCAACTGAAAGGAAACCATCACATGTTCTCTCACATCATCCGCGTCCGTGGCATCTTCGACGACGAGCCCACCACCAAGAAGCTCTACTTCCACATGTCTCGCCGTGAGATGTTTGACTTCATCAAGCGATACGATAACGTCACCAACTTCGAGAAGTGGCTCCAGGCTGCTATCGACAACGAGGACCTGTACACCATGATGAAGTTCTTCGACGACCTCATCGGTACCTCGTATGGTGAGCGCCAGGGAGAGCGCTTCGTCAAGTCTGAGCAGATCAAGGAGTCCTTCCTCAACTCTCCCGAGTACGAGGAGCTCTTCGACCAGCTCATGGACAACCCGTCTCTCGTTCGGGAGTTCTACAACGGTATCCTGCCCGAGAAGATCATGAAGCAGGTCCAGCAGGATCCCAAGTACAAGGAGCTCGATTCTAAGCTTAAGGAGACGGAGCTCAAGAACCTCTGATTCATATTTGGGGGCCCTGGAGAAATCTGGGGCCCCCACCTCCTTGAAAGGAGCCACCTTGGCTAACGCACCGATTCGTCCGAACCTCCCGTCCAACAGCAAGCTCCCCGAGCGCAAGAAGGTTGAGCAGGTCACCACTGCTACCGTCACAAAGAAGAAGTCTAGCTTTGGGACGAAGGCCGTATCCGCTTTCGTCGGAGAGGATATTCACAATGTCGGCGAGTATCTACTTTACGATGTTACGATCCCTGCTATCAAGAACACACTCTCGGATCTGGTCAGTCAGGGCATCGAACGTCTCCTCTTCGGAGAGTCTTCTCCTCGAGCTCGCAGCTCGTCCGGGGGGTCCCGTGTCTCATACGGATCATATTCTCGACCAGGCTCAGCACCAGGCAATCGCCGAGACGCTTCTCCTCGTTCACGTCGATACCATGATTTCTCAGAAATCGAGCTCGAGTCCCGAGATGAAGCTTATCTCGTTATCGACCGACTTGGCGACATCATCGAGGAGTACGGTCTTGCCACCGTCGCCGACCTCTACGATCTCTGCGGTATCACTACCGAATACACTGACGAGAACTGGGGCTGGACTTCGGCCCGGTACATGTCGGTGATCCGTAGCCGTCGTGGCTACATGCTTCAGCTCCCGAAACCTGACCACATCAATGCACGATGAATCCTCAGCAAGTGCGGCTTGAACTTATCGCCGCCTATCCATTCTCAGACAAGTGGCGTCGCCGTGTTGAACGCATGGAAGACGACCAGGCAATCGCTATCTATCTTCGACTCAAGAAAGCAGGACGCATCAAATGAATCTCGGAATTGTCACCCGCCTCGCTGGACGCGCTGGACTGGTTCTCAGCAAGCACGCCCCTACTATCCTGACTGCAGCAGGTACCGTTGGTTTTATCGGTACCACGGTTCTTGCCTCCAAGGCCACCCTCAAGGTTGAGGAGACTCTGGCTGAGGAGACTGCCCTTCTCGTCAAGGTCCACGAGGCTCACGAGGACGGCAAGCTCACCGACAAGGACGCCACTCGGGACAAGGTCATCCTCTACACCCGAATGACCACCAAGCTGGCGAAGCTTTATGCCCCCGCCCTTATTCTTGGAGCGGCCTCTATTGCTTCCCTGATTACCGGCCACGGTATCATGCTGAAGCGCAACGCCTCTCTCGCTGCAGCGTATGCCGCTATCGACCAGGCATTCAAGACCTATAAGAAGAAGGTCGAGTCCAAGTTCGGTAAGGACGCGGTACTGGATGCCATTGTGTCTGTCGCCGATGATGATCTCACCAAGGACGAGATGACTCTCGAGGCCATCTCTGCCGTCGACGGAGTCTCGCCCTATGGCGTTATCTTCGACGACGAGAACGTGAACTGGTCCGCTGACGAAGACCTGTCTATGCTGCACCTCAAGTGCCAGCAGCAGTACGCGAATGATATTCTTCAGACTCGTGGTCACATCTTCCTCAATGAGGTGTACAAGATGCTCGGGTTCCCCCACACCCCCGCTGGTGCTGTGACCGGCTGGGTCAAGGGTAACGGCGATGACTTCGTCGACTTCAACATCTTCGAGGGTACCTTCGAGGGTGAGGACAAGAACGGCCGTACCGTCACCAAGTGGGCGCTGGACTTCAACGTCGACGGCGTGATGTACGACAAGATCTGAGGTGACCATGCTTGACAAGATCGCATATTTCGCAGCCGGAGCTGTCACAGGCGGCCTTGGCGTATATTTCGTTCTTGCTCGTAAGTTCGAGCAGGACTTCCAGGAAGCCACAATTGAGATCAACAAGGAGCTTGCAGAAATTGCTGAAGCGAAGCACAAAGAGCGAGTGGGAGATGGCCCTGATTCAGAGGATCGCGAACCCGATCCTGAGCCGGTGGTACCGAGCGCTGTTGTGGACTACTCTCCGACTCCTGTGGAAGATCCCGACCAGGAGGAAGTGACCAAGCGTACGATGGATCGACAGCACTTCGAGGCCTACCAGATCACCGAAGATGAGTATCGGGCTAAAGGTCATCAGGAGCATGTCGAGCTCACGTACTACATGGAGGACGACGTATTCGCTGACAACCGGGGCGTTCCTATGCAGGACACGTCCTGGTTCGACAACATCATCAGCGGAATCTCTGCCTCCGATTCCATCATCTATGTCCGAAGCATGAGCCGCCACGCGGACTTCGAGATCACCATTCTCGACGATTCCTACGAGCACTCGGTTCTCGGGGTTGAGTATTACGAGGACGAGTAATGATCGAGGCGGCACCGGATAACTCATATTTCGAGTGGCTTGTAGATCGAACCGGGGATACTCGCATGGCCGAGTTCCCCGAGGAGTCATATTTGAGTCTGCTCGAGATCATGCACCAGACGCCGTTCCGGGTGACGATCCAGAACGACATCAACCGTGCACAGGATGGTATTGACCTTCGTAGGGCATTCGTTAAGGAGACTAACGATGTGTCCTACGTCTGGCTTAATGAGCAGACTTGCTCCATGCTCGAGATGTTCATCGCTTTGGCCGAGCGTATGGACATGATGCTCGAGGATGACGATACACCATATTCCCTCGAATGGTACTTCTGGGAGATGGTGAAGAATTGTGGCCTCTATGACTACAACGATGAGGCACTATTCAACCCCCGCCACGAGGAGGAAGTCGACTCCATCCTTGAGCGGATCAACTCGAGGGATTACACGAAGCTGGGACACGGATCCATGTTCCCTCTTCGTGCGATCCCGCTTCATGGCGCACGTGATATGCGTAAGGCAGAAATCTGGGCCCAGATGAACGCCTACGCAAATGAACATTACTTGTAAAGGAGACTCATGGATTTCTACCGAATCTGCGAGCGTACCACAAAGAGTGGAAAGGTGGAAATCTACCCTGAGTTCCTCGTCGGAAGATCGAGGGATATTCTCATTCAGGGGCGAGACTTCCAGGCAATATGGGATGAGGAGAAAGGGCTCTGGTCTACAGACGAGTTTGACGTCGCTACGTTTGTAGACCGGTCCCTCTTCGAGCACCAGAAGAATCACAAGGGTCAGATCGAGACCGTTGTGAAAACAATGTCCAACTACAACACTGGACTATGGACCAGCTTCCAGACTTGGAAGTCCAGGCTCCCTGACAACGGGCAGGAGCTTAACGCCAAGCTCATATTTGCGGACAGTACTCCTAGAAAGGAAGACTATGCCACCGCTCGACTGCCCTACTCTCTTGAAGAAGGTACTCCAGAGTCCTGGGATCGACTTATTGGTATCCTCTATGATGAAGACGCTCGACGAAAGCTCGAGTGGCTCATCGGGTCCATCGTGGCTGGGGATAGCAAACGGATACAGAAGTTTGCCGTCCTATATGGTCCCCCAGGGTCTGGAAAGTCGACGGTCCTTAATATTCTCGAGCTCCTCTTCCAGGGGTACACAACTACCTTTGATGCGGGCGCTCTTGGATCAAAGTCAGATCAATTCGCGACCAGTTCTCTGGGGCGGAGTTCACTCGTGGCCATCGACCAAGACGGGGATCTCTCTCGAATCGAGTCCAATGGACTCCTCAACAGCATTGTTGCACACGAAACTATTCTCATCAATGAGAAGGGAGTACGAAGGTATCCTAAGCGAATCAATGCAATCTTATTTGTCGGAACAAATAAGCCGGTCAAGATCACAGATTCCAAGTCCGGTATCATCCGTCGACTTATCGACATCTCCCCTACCGGGAACAAACTGGATGTCAGTGAGTATCAAACTCTCATGACGCAGGTCCGAGATGAGCTCGGGCAGATCGCTAATCACTGTCTTGGGGTTTATCGTAGTCTCGGTAAGCACTACTATGACGCGTATAAGCCCCAGGACATGATGCTCCGGACAAATGTGCTCTATAACTTTGTCGAGGAGAATTATCTCACCTTCAAAGAAGAGCCATACATTAGTCTCACAATGGCCTACAAAATGTATAAGGAGTATTGTAGTGAGAGCAATATCCCGTACCCGAAGAGCCGATACATCTTCCGTGAAGAATTCAAAGACTACTTTGACAAATTTCATTCACGCGTACGAACAAGTGACGGTAGACTATGCAACGTGTATTCCGGCTTCCGGGATTACCTACTGGATCCTCCCGAACTCGAGGCTTCTCCAGAGAAGCCATATTCACTCGACCTGGACTCTACCGAATCCTTACTCGATGGGCTACTCATGGATGCCCCGGCACAGCAAGCAGGGCCTGCTGGAACTCCACAGTTTCGATGGTCAAATGTTAATACCACTCTGAAGGATATTGACACCCATGAAGTCCACTATGTCAAAGTCCCCGATAACCACATCGTTATCGACTTTGATATCAAGCAGGACGGTAGGAAGGACCTTAATCGAAACCTTCGGGCCGCCTCAGAATGGCCCCCTACCTACACCGAGACCAGTCAAGGTGGAAATGGAGTTCATCTCCACTACATCTACGATGGAGACCCTTCCGAACTGGCGAGGCTCTACGACGAAGACATTGAGATCAAGGTCTTCACGGGTGATTCCTCTCTGAGGAGAAAGGTCACTCACTGCAACAACATCCCGGTGGCTCATATTTCAGAGGGGCTACCATTTAAGGAGAAGAAAGTGATCAACAAGACCACCATGGCCAACGAGAAGAAGGTCAGGGAGCTTATTGAGCGCAACCTTCGGAAGGAGATCCACCCCTCAACCAAGCCCTCGGTCGACTTCATCGCCAAGATCCTCCGTGACGCCAAGGAGCAGGGGATGGTGTATGATGTCAAGGACCTGAAGCCTAGGGTGCTGGCGTTTGCCATGAACTCAACGCATCAGTCTGAGGCAGCCATCAAGGCAGTGATGGAGATGCCGTTCACCAACGAGGATCCTGAGGAGAAGTCTGTCGGGTTCCCTACCGGTGAGCTCGTCTTCTTCGACTGTGAGGTGTTCCCGAATCTGTTCCTTGTGAACTGGAAGGTGAAGGGGAATCCGCAGGTACACCGGATGATTAACCCCACCCCCGAAGAGATTGAGGCCCTCTGTGAGATGCGGCTTGTCGGCTTCAACTGCCGTAAGTACGACAACCATATTCTCTATGCTCGTACGCTGGGATTCAACAACGCCAAGCTGTATGACTTGAGCAAGCGTATCATCGAGAACAGCGTCACAGCTGGGTTTGTTGAGGCGTACAACCTGTCCTACACAGATGTGTACGACTTCGCAGCCACCAAGATGTCCCTCAAGAAGTGGGAGATCGAGCTTGGGCTGCATCACCAGGAGCTTGGCATTCCTTGGGACGAGAACGTTCCCGAGGAGCGCTGGGAAGAGGTGGCGGAATACTGTGATAACGATGTTATTGCAACCGAGGAGGTCTTCAACCACCTCCATGCGGACTGGCAGGCCCGTCTTATGCTTGCCGAGCTGTCTGGTTTGACTCCTAATGACACAACCAACAAGCACAGTCAGTTCATCATCTTCGGGAAGAACAGGAACCCTCAGAGTGAATTCGTTTACACCGATCTCAGTGAGCAATTCCCTGGCTATCAGTACGCTTTCGGCAAGTCTACCTATCGTGGGGAGGAGGTCGGTGAGGGCGGATACGTCTACGCCGAACCAGGAATCTACGTCGACGTCGCACTTCTCGACGTTGCGTCAATGCATCCAACTTCAATCGAGTGTCTCAACCTCTTCGGAGACCGATACACTAAGCGTTTCAGCGAGATCAAGCAGGCCCGAGTCGCCATCAAGCACCACGACGACAAGCTAGCTGGGTCTCTTCTGGACGGAGCCCTCAAGCCGTTCCTCGAGGAGGGTGTGGACTATGAGGCCCTGGCCTTCGCGCTCAAGATCGTCATCAACTCTGTGTACGGCCTCACTGCGGCGAAGTTTGCCAATCCTTTCAAGGACCCGCGGAACGTGGACAATATTGTTGCGAAGAGAGGCGCGCTCTTTATGGTAGACCTCAAGCACTTCGTCCAGGAGCAGGGATTCGATGTTGCGCACATCAAGACCGACTCGATCAAGATCCCGAGGGCCACTCCCGAGATCATCGAGAAGGTCATGGAGTTCGGCAAGAAGTACGGCTACACCTTCGAGCACGAGGCTACTTACGATCGTATGTGTCTCGTGAACAAGGCTGTATATGTCGACTACGAGGATGGGAAGTGGAGCGCCACCGGTGCACAGTTCCAGCACCCCTACGTCTTCAAGGATCTCTTCTCGAAGGAGGAGCTGGATATTCGAGACGTGGCGGAAACCAAGAGCGTTACCACCGCTCTGTATCTCAACAACGGCACTGAAGAGAAGCCAGAGATGGAGTTCGTCGGTAAGACCGGCGCCTTCGTCCCCGTGAACCGTGGAGGCGGGATCCTTCTCCGCGAGAAAGATGGTGCGTATCATGCCGCATCAGGCAGTACCGGTCGTAGGTGGGTACAGTTCGAATCATTCAAAGCTGCCCACGAAGATGACTGGAAAGAGTATATTGACTGGTCCTACTTCGAGGATCTCGCAGAGTCTGCAAAGGCTGCGGTGGGAGAATTCGGCGACTTCGAGGCCTTCACCCTTGGAGCTTGAACCGTATATCTGGAACGGAGACAACGATGGCTGAGGCATATTTCGAGAGGCCCATCGACGAGAGTGATCCGGTTCTTGATGATCCCGTCATTTATAAGGTGACTGAGGACCACTTCACTCTCACCGTATACTCTGAGGACGGGCGAGTCAGTAAGTACTGGAATGCTCGTGTGCTTAAAGACGAGGTCGGTTATGTTCGAATCGCCTGTCCTCGAGAGAAGAAGATCCTGCACTTCAACTGGTTCAAGTGGAGCGCATTCTTCTTTGTTCAGTCCGGAATCAAGGAGCTGGTATTTATGCCGGAATCTCGGCGTAAGTCCTGCTTGAGTCTTACGAAGGAGGTGAAGTAATATGGGATGTTGGCGCTGGGTTCTTGTCCGCGGGCCTTTCTGGCAGCGACACTGGATGTTTGTTCAGGACGCTGGATGCTTCCGTCATAACTACACCTGATGTGTAAAAGCCCCCGGGTCTGTAAAAGGGCCCGGGGGTCCGCGTCAGAAACTAAGGGTAATATGAGACCCCTCTACTCGAAAGGAAAACTCATGCTGCCCGTTGCCAAGATTATCATCTCCGGACTCTCCTCCATTGGAGCTGGTATGATTGCCAGCAAGCTTACCAAGCCCCTGGTTTCGAACGCAAATGGAATCGCTAAGATTCTGCTTTGGTTCGGATCCGTGGGCACTGGTGTTGCTGCTAGTGCAATCGTTGCCCGCGAAGTGGAGCTGCAGTTCGATGCGACCGTCAAGGCCGTACAGGAAGCTCGAGACCACGTCGAGATCGAAGACTGATCTCTAACCCTATATCCCGAACCTGGGATATAGGTCTTTCTGAAAGGAGCACACATGCCAGGAAAGATTGTCGCCCACGATACCCATCTTCGGATCGATACCGAGTTCATCGAGCTCAAGGACTGCTTCGAAGCATTCCGTCGAGGGGTGGAGTATCGGGAGAAGAATGACGTTGACGATATTCTCGTCATCTGTAACGCCCCCGACATCATTGAGTACCAGCTCAAGAACGGGGACAGCTTTATCGTCACATATGATCCCATTCATCGGATCATCGTGATGCGGGTGTTCCTCCACGACGAGGACATCACCATCAAGCCCATCTATATTTACAACAACCGTGAGTACCAGATCGCCTGTGAGTTCCTCAGGCAGATCATGCACGACAAGATCGACCTTAAGGACGAGTGGATTTCATGAGCCAGAAGGCCCCAAGCGTTATTGACTACTTTCACCCAAACGGGTCTCTCTATGAGGAGGCCGGAGAGTTCGAGGGGCTTGATCTGGCACCCTTCGTCGACAAGCGATCCAAGATTGAGCCGGACTTCAACAGCCCTCTTACCGGAGTGATGCAGTTCGACCTCAAGAACGATGCCGAGGTCAGTTTCTATCGCACCCCGGCCGTAGTGTACGGGGAGATCACTTTCCCGAATGGCGTCAAGTCGATTCTGTTCAAGTGTCGACAGCGCAAGAACCTCACCGGGTTCATCCGTAAGGTCCTGGAGATTGCGTCCTGGCCTCTTGACCGTATCCACAACGACTTCCGCACCTCTCTCTAAGGAGCACACAATGGCACGACTGAGCAACCTGACTATCGAGAACGCCCGCATCTTCTTCAAGGACTTCTCTGCCGCTGGTCCTTACGCCGGAGGTACGAAGCGAACCTTCTGCGTTGAGATCCCCGAGGACATGGTTGAGGCCCTCGAGAAGGATGGCTGGAACCTGAAGTCCCGGGAGTCTCGAACTGACCCGGATGCCCTCACCCACTATCTCAAGGTTGAGGTGTCCTACCGGGCTCGTCCGCCGAAGATCGTCTGCATCCCGAACCTGACTCGGCGAAAGGTGTTCATCACTGAGCAGACAGTGGACAGCCTGGACTACGTCGAGATCCTGAACGTGGACCTCACAATCAACCCCTATGTGTGGGAGGTCAATGGGAACTCCGGCGTGAAGGCATATTTGGGTACGATGTATGTCACTATCGCCGAGGACCCGCTGGACGCCAAGTATGATGACGAGGAGGTGGCTGCTTGATGCGACGCTACGGTTTCTTCAACTTCCTCTTCGACGTCTTCATGGTCTCTGTGACCGGAGGATTCTGGCTCATCTGGATCTTCATCCGAGAGATGCGCCGAGGTTGATTTAATGCCCCCGGGTCTGTAAAAGGGCCCGGGGGTACACCCCACTCTAGAAAGGACACACGTGGCCAGCCGGCTAATCGTCACTGCTGACGACATCATGAGGGCCGTCAAGGAATCGGAGGAGTTCGAGAGAAAAGCCCTTGATGAGGCTCGGAAGCGGGACCGGGCTGAGGGTAAGACTCCTCGAGAGGTTCTTCACCCTGATCACAAGCCTGGTCGAGAGATTGTACTCGACTACATCAAGAACCCTGAGCGTCGGCGTACGCCACGGTGTTCCGTTCATCTTGAGAAGCGGACTGCCAATAACAGCTATCGCTTCATCGTTGACGTCTCTCAGATTCGAAACCGAGAGCTCGCGGATGAGGTCGAGAAGGATCTCTTCGCATTCATGGACTATCTCCTTGACGAGTACGACATTCCCCGACGTATTAGAAAGTGAGCACACACATGGTTTCTCTTATTCAGGTTCCCGAAGGCCCCGTCGACATTCACGAGCTCCGGTCTCGTTACCTCGGTAAGCTGCAGACTGAAGAGGGAGTTATGCTCCCAACGTTCATGTTCCGTGACCGGGAGTACTTCATCACGAATTTTACCCCTGCCCCGAATGACGCATGGCTCCTTACTCTGTCTGACTCGGAGGGAGCGGTTACCAGGCTTAGGGTCAAGAACGGTGAGCTGATCAGTAACGGTTCTCGTCTAATGCTGGCCGACGTGTATCGACAGTACTCGCCGAAGAAGTACTACGACTACTGGATTCTTGATGGACACAAGCCTAGCCCATTCTTCTACGAGAACATCCGCTACGACGTCAAGTCGTTCATGACTGTCCCCGGATCCACAGATCTCTACATCACTGCTGAGCGTGAGAAGGGGCGTTGGTTCACCTTCCGACTCAGTGATGATCTCAAGTCCAAGTTCACCCGACACCTCATGACGAATGAGAAGGGGCACCAGACTTACGACTGGGTTCTCGAGAACGCTGAGTGGGCTGCTGATGTACACCGTTATTTCTGAGGAGGAACTATGGAACTGACCGACAATGGATTCTACAAGACCCCTCGGATTATCAAGGGGCTGGACTTCCTAGAGCATATTCATGATACCCTTGATTGTGGTAACGAGATGTATGTCCAGTTCCGGACGAATGAAGAACCTCAGAAGGTTCTGTCGTATCAGAAGCTGTATGACACTGACTATGACAACTCGGTACTGTTCATCATAAGCGAACGTCCCCAGCATAGTTATCTGATCCAGAACATTGCTGAATTCGAATTCATCCAGTACCGCCCGCAGACAGCATGGAAGGCTATTCACATGGGAAGCACCAAGCGCATCAACCTCGAGCAGTTCGAGGAGCTCTACATCAATGACACGTTCCACCACCTGCACCCGGTCATCTTCAACCACGCAAGCCAGTTCTGGCATGTCATGGGGCTGGAGCTCGCTGGTGAGGAGGACGCGGTTTGGTACATCTACCTCAAGCGTCAGGACTCGGATTTCATGACTCGGCTTTCGATGCCTAGTAATCAGAAGTTCCTCTACAACCCGCTCTCCAACTCATGGGCTCTTGACGACCCGACTGAGGAGATCACGGACCACGAGAAGATCAAGGAGGTTCTCCGGAAGGAGGGCGTTTGGGAGGTCACAGTCTCCGGTGTCCCGATGAAGCTGATCCGCGTTATGAACATCACCGCGGATATCCTCTTCTTTGTCTTCAAGGACGAGAACGACGCTAATCGGTACTACTACGCTCGTCGTAGTACGAAGCTCCGTGTAGTCACGGACGTCAACACTCGTGAGGTGAAGTACCTCCTGGACCACATCAAGGCTATCCACGTTGACTGAACGCTGGCGAATTTTACCCCACCCCTTCTCAAGGTATGAGGCCTCCGATCTCGGTCGGGTGCGGAATATCTCGACGGGGAGGGTGCTGAGTATCCAGCGCTGTTCTGATGGAGCCCCCGGGTTCTCCTTGTACAGGGATGACTCAGGTAAGCAGACCATGGTTCGCTGTGGTGTGACTATCTGGCGTGCCTTCAATGGTGAGCCCGGGGCCCGGAACTACATCATCCACCGCAATGGCGATCTTGCTAATGCGCACCTGGATAACCTGGAGCTAGTATCGTACTCGGAGTACCGACAGGCCTGGTATGATGAGTACAACGCTCAGATGGACGCCTTGTATGAGGAGACCCGGTCTGAGTTAGATGACTACATCTTCGGCTCATGCACCGAGTCGGAGGCAAGCAGAAAGGCTCGCTTTGGCGACTGAGCAGTGGAAGACGATCCCCGGCCTCAACGACAAGTACGAGGTGTCGGATCTTGGGCGGGTTCGAAACAAGAACTCCGGTCGTTTCCTGACACCCCGGTACAAGGATGGCTGCTACATGTATCGCATGGAGAAGCCTAGTGGTGCTGGGAAGCGAGAGCGTAAGGTGAACTCCGCTGCAGTTCTTGTGTGGACTGCATTTATGGGGGAGATCCCTGATCAGCACTGGGTTCAGTATAAGGATGGGAACCGAAGGAACCTTGCGCTGTCCAACCTCTACCTCAAGTCCAACTCCGAATTCCGCAAGGAGGAGTATAAGGAGGGGGTTCTTGGGTTCCAACTCACGAAGTCTGAGCTCGACGAGTGGATCTTCGGATCCTGCATGGAAGGACTGGTGTGTGTTAGATGACAGTTACGTATCGCCCTGAGCAGATTCAGGCGGTGCGTCAACTGCAGAACGGCAGCATCTTGGCGGGTGGCGTTGGTTCAGGGAAGACCCTGACAAGTCTGGCGTGGTACCTCACGTCGGTTTGTAACGCCGCCTCGTTCAAGAAAGGGGGGTCCTTGGCTAAGAAGAAGGTCAAGGGCTCCCCTACGCTGTATGTCATCACAACCGCTAAGAAGCGGGACTCCCTCGAGTGGGAGGAAGAAGCTGCGCGTCTCGGTCTGAGTACAGATCCTGATTGTTCGTTCACCGGCTCCGCCATCGTGGTGGACTCGTGGAACAACATCGGGAAGTACTCGGATCGAGAACACGCGGTATTCTTTTTTGATGAACAGCGTGCTTCCGGCAGTGGGCGCTGGGTCAAGGAGTTCCTCAAGATAGTTAAGAAGAACACCTGGCTTCTGCTCTCAGCCACCCCGGGAGATGTCTGGATGGACTATCTCCCGGTATTCATGGCTCACGGATTCTTCAGGACTCGTACGGAGTTCATGGAGGATCATGTCATATTTGACAGGTTCGCAAAATACCCCAAGGTCAAACGATACATAGGGGAGGCGAAGCTGCAGCGCTTGCGTCGGAGTATCCTAGTGGAGATGCCGGTGGAGCGACACACTACTCGTGAGAGGGAGACTGTCTATTGTGACTACGACCGTGACTTGTATAAGTGGGTCGTGAAGAACAGGATGGATCCCTGGACAGAGGAACCCCTTAGAGACGCAGGTGGGGTCTGCAGAATCTTGAGAAAGGTGGTCAGTGATAATGACTGGCGTTCAGCAGAGGCCAAGCGCATACTCTCAAGCAATGAGAGAGTTATCGTATTCTACAACTACAACTATGAACTCGATAGAATCCTTGCAGTTGCGGAGAGCCTTGGAGTGCCTACAGCGCAATGGAATGGACATCGGCACGATGCTATTCCAGGAGGAGACCGATGGATCTATATCTGTCAGTACACCTCGGCAGCAGAGGGATGGAACTGTACTAGTACCGATACGGTTCTCTTCTGGTCCCTCAACTATTCCTGGCGAGTGACGGAGCAGTGTGAGGGTCGAATCGACCGATTGAACACGCCGTATTCTCGGTTGAAGTACTACTTTCTTGAATCGGATTCGTCGATCGACAAGGCTGTTCGGCGGTCATTGAGCTCGAAGAAGGTGTTCAACGAGAGGGCATTCGTCGGTTAGAATACGTGTGACGTCGGTCCAAATTGAGGGTTACAATACGTGTGACACCTTGGTTTGGGCCGACGTGGCCACTTTTTTTGTGTTACTGGTGTGACTAATGTGACTCGAAATGGGGGGTGGGCAATTTTTTACGTCCACGGCGTCACACGTATTATTGGACTTTTCCTTGGAATTGCAACGAAAAGTCGGGGTGGGCAATTTTTTGTAAAATAATATATTTAATTGATGATGATGATTTTTTTAATATATATAGTATAGGGATTTTTTA